GGTGGCAACGACATTTGTTGGTACAGTTGTGGTAAGCGTAACTTAGGAGTTCAAAATGGACAAAAAAGACTTAAAGCAGGACAAAAAGATGATTGCTGGCGCAGTGCATAAGCACGAGAAAAAACTGCACCCCGGCAAGCCTATGACAAAGCTAGCCAAAGGCGGCAAGACCAACGAGATGATGCTGAGTATGGGTCGTGGTATGGCTAAAGTTGCAAATCAGCGAGGTAAATAATGGCTAAATTCAGCGATAAACGAATGGGTAAAGAAGTTGGCAATGCCGCTGTTTATGCCAAGCCGCACACCATGTCTGGTAAGGCTGTGGGTATATCTTCTACTCCCGGCAAAGAGCCAAACTGTAGCAAAGCCGACACGGTCAACATGAGCATTGGTGCTATCAGCAAAGCTGCTGGTGATGAAAAAATCAAAACCGACGGTATCGTCACTCGTGGTAACGGCGCGGCTACCAAAGGCATTACAGCCAGAGGCCCGATGGCATGAATTACACCGCACTTAGCTCTGCTATTCAGGCGTACACGGAGAACACGGAAGCAGATTTCGTGGCTAATATCCCTGTGTTCGTTCAGCAGGCTGAGCAGCGTATTTACAATAGTGTTCAGTTCCCCTCAATTCGCAAGAATGTGACCGGTGTGACCACGGTAAATAATAAGTACTTGCAGTGCCCCCTTGATTTCTTAGCCGCGTATTCAATGGCGATTATCAAAGCAGATGGTACGTATGAATATCTGCTAAACAAAGACGTTAACTTTATTCGCCAAGCGTACCCATTACCAACAGATACCGCCACCCCAAAGTACTATGCTCTGTTTGGCCCTGCCGTATCGGGCAGTACTATTTCAGACGAGTTGTCTTTTATTCTTGGCCCTACGCCAGACACATCGTACAGCGTCGAGTTGCATTATTACTTTTACCCAGAGTCAATTACAGTGGCGGCAGACGGTCAAACATGGCTGGGCGATAACTTTGACACGGTGTTGTTGTACGCATCTTTGGTTGAGGCTTACACCTACATGAAGGGTGAAGTTGATATGATGGGGCTGTACAACCAGAAGTTTATAGAAGCACTTGCACTAGCTAAACGTCTTGGTGATGGTATGGAGCGTCAAGATGCTTATCGTTCTGGGCAATTTAGACAAGTGGTGACTTAATATGTCTATTGTTCAAACCCAAACCACATCGTTTAAAGCGGAGCTTTATCAAGGCATACACGACTTGACTACGGATGTCATCAAGATTGCTTTGTACACAGCTTCTGCCAATTTGAACGAAAGCACAACCGTTTACAGCTCGAACGATGAAGTAGCAGCTACGGGTACGTATTCGCTTGGTGGCGCACAGTTAACACCAATTACAGTCAACACTTCTGATTACACAGCCTATGTTGGCTTCCCAAACATTTCGTGGACTGGGGCTATTACAGCCCGATGTGCGTTGATCTATAACTCCAGTCAAGGTAACAAATCCGTTGCTGTTTTGGACTTTGGATCTGACAAAACATCCGCCGGTACATTTACAATCACAATGCCAGCAAACACCGCTACGGCGGCTCTCATTCGTAGTTCTAATTAAGGAGTCATATGACCACCGACAAAATTTCAGCCGCAGATAAATGCGAAGCATCTTGCAGCTACAACGTAGCCCCCTCTGATACAGCAACCATTGAAGGCCGCTACGTTGCTGTCTGTTACGACAAAGATGGTAACGTAAAGTGGGAAGACACTATTGAGAATCTTGTGACCACAGTGGGTAAAAACCTAACTTTGGACACCATTCTTGGTAACTCAGCCGCTGGCGCAGTGGTTATGGGGCTTAAAGGCACGGGTACAGCCGTGGTTGCTGATACACAAGCGTCACACGCATCGTGGTTGGAAGTTGGTTTAGCCAACGCCCCTACGTACACTGGCACTCGCAAAACCCCAGTATTTAGCGCTTCAGCCTTTGTAAGCGGGACAACTTGTACAAAATCTACTTCCTCAGCTTCGTCGTATGCCATTACCTCAACAGGTACAGTGGCTGGATGCTTTATTAACATTGGCGGCTCTGCGACGATTGACAACACCACGGGGACGTTGTTCTCTGCCGGTGACTTTAGTAGCTCTAAAGCAGTTGTTTCAGGCGACACCATTGCGGTTTCATACTCTTGTTCACTGACGTAAAATGGCTAAAGCATGGGGCGACGGCACTTGGGGTGATGCTGGCTGGGGAGGCATAACCGCCTTTGCTGATAGCGTTTCCGAGTCCGCCGCCACAGCTACTTCTGAAGTACCTAATTTAATAATTTCTGTTAGCGTTGCGGAGTCAATTACTTCAGTTGGCGCTTGGGGCGAAGGGGCTTGGGGGGATGTAAGTTGGGGTGGGATTGGTTCAATATCTGACTCCCAGACAGTCCAAGCTACTTTTGCTTTTGCGGTTGCTGATAGTACGGTTATAAGCGAGACAAATGATGCGGTTACGGGATATACGGCTAATGTAAGTGATACATTAGTTACAGCTACAGCAGAGGTAGTAGCAGCGACTTTTGTGCAATCGGTCAGTGAGTCAGCGAGTACGGCGACAGAGGAGTTGGTAGCAGCTATTTTTGTAAAGGCTGTAGATGAGACGGTGGCTACTGCGACAGAGCAGTTTGTTGGAACGTTTTTCAATGCGGATGTTGCCGAAACTACAGCAAGTTCTACGTTAGAGACAGCAGCAACGGACTATTTTGGCCTTCTGGTGAGTGAGACAGCAGAGACATCTACGGTTGAGACCGGCGCGGCAACATTTAATAAGTTTTTGGCTGAACTACTTGGGACGGTTACTACTGCGGAATCAGCGGCTACGACCTATAGACCAACCGTGACGGAAACAGCAGCCATTACTTCCAGTGAATCGGTAAGAAAAACATGGGAAATAATTGATGACACACAAGACGCAAACTGGCAAAATATCGGAAATACCCAAACCGCTGGTTGGACGAACATCGCAACCACACCCTAGGAGCATTTAAATGGCAGCAGAAACAGGACAACTAGGTTTATTAACCCCAACACAGGGCACGCTCTCTGGTACATGGGGCGATACTGTTAATAACGGTATTACCGAGTACACCAACCTTGCTATTGCGGCTACGTTGACATTGACAGGCGATGGCGCGGTGACTCTTGCAAATACCACGGGTAATGCAGGGGCTACCAACATTACGTCTACTTTGGCGGGTGCGGGTACGGTAACGGCTCAGCACGCAGTTATTCGTGTATCTGGTGCGTTGACTACAACCAAGGTAATTACAGGCCCAAGCTACAGTAAAACGTACGTGTTGATTAACGACGCTACAGGTGGTTCGGTCACGATCAAAGCCAGCGGTCAAACAGGTATCACGGTTGCCGTAGCCGACAAAGCTCTGGTAGCGTTCAACGGTACAGACTACGTGCGTGTAGGCGCATCGGCTGGCGGCTCTAATACACAGGTTCAGTTCAACAGTTCAGGTAACTTGGCGGGTTCTGCCAATTTGACGTTTGACGGCACTAATGTACAGATTGGATCTCAAGGCGATTTACGCTTAGCCGACTCAGACTCTTCTAATTACATAGCCTTGCAGTCTCCTGCTACAGTGGCAACAAACGTAACGTTTACGCTACCCGGTACAGATGGCTTGAGCGGGCAAGCCATCGTAACTAATGGTTCTGGCGTTCTTTCTTTCGGCGCTGCTGGTTTAACCAGAGCACAGGTCACAACAATCGCAATGTTATACAGCATCTAAGGAGCAATCATGGCTGCACCAAATATTCTCGCTTGCACAACAGCAACACCCCACACGGTTTCCATTACACCTGCGGATACTGCACGTAACGCTTTGGTAACAGCGCCAGCTTCTGGCTCTGCGCAAAAGATCAACCAGATTATGGTGTCCAACATTGACGGTACTACTGCTTACGACGCAACTGTTGAATTGCGCTTGGCTGATGGAACAACCTACCGCGCTCTTGGTTCCACAATCTCTGTGCCAGCTGACGCAACACTGATATTGCTTGATAAGACTACGATGCTTTATTTGTTAGATACCAGCGTGTCTGGCGAAGCAAGCACATTGTGGGCTACTAGTGGTACAGCAAGTAAGTTGACATACACAGTAAGCTACGAAACCATCACGCCGTAAAAGGGGTAGCCCATGTCACTACGCTACAAAGGCGGGGTTATCTCTGCCACTGCACCAACAACCTCGACCAGCGCGGCCCCGGGTATTTGGACGCTTGAACAGCAGATGCAAGCTCAAGGTCAAAGTCTTTGGCCTAGTCCTCCACCTATTGTTCAATACCTAGTAGTTGCTGGCGGCGGCGGCGGAAACAAAAACGATGGCGGCGGCGGCGGTGGTGGTGGATTTAGAAATGGAACAATTGCAGTCCCACCTGGAACATATACAGTCACAGTTGGTGCTGGTGGCGCGGCTCAAACAACAAATTCAAGTTATGGTAATTCTGGAGGTAATTCAGTCTTTTCAACCATTACATCCGCAGGGGGAGGCGGCGGCGGTTCTGGTCAGAGTGGGGCTTGGGCAGATGGTGTTGCTGGAGGTTCTGGAGGTGGCGGCGGTAATGGGGGCGGCGGAGGTTCTGTAGGCGGCGCAGGAAATACGCCAAGCACAAGCCCAGCACAAGGTTTTGCTGGTGGCACTGGAAGTGGTACTATCAGCGCTTATCCGGGCGGCGGTGGCGGCGGTGCTAGTGCAGTTGGTGGTAATGGTGTGCCAAATACTGGCCCCGGTGGCGCTGGTGGCGCTGGCTCTGCCAATCCAATTACAGGGTCAACTGCTGGTCAACTAAGTGGCGGAATTTATTATTTGTCTGGCGGTGGTGGTGGTGGTGTTGATAATGCTGCTACCCCAGCGTCGGGTGGTCTAGGGGGTGGAGGCACAGGCGGAAACGATAGCACTAACGCTACAAGCGGAACTGCTAGTACAGGCGGCGGTGGTGGCGCATCTGGTCGTTTAACTGTAGGTAGCGGCGGCTCTGGCATTGTAGTTATTTCTTCCCCAGTTGCGGCTTCTTCAACCACAGGCACAGCCTCAATTGCAACCAGCGGCGGCAATACCATTTACACATGGACTGGCAACGGTTCAATCACCTTCTGAGGAATTTCACATGGCTCATTTTGTTAAATTAAATGAAAACAATGTTGTCTTAGAAGTTAATGTTGTCCACAACAACGAGTTACTTGACGAAAATGGACATGAGTCTGAAGCAAAAGGCATTGCGTTTTTAACTGCTTGGTCAGGCGGTTACGCTAACTGGAAACAAACAAGCTATAACGGCACAATTAGAAAAAACTACGCTGGTATTGGGTATACCTACGATTCCCAACGTGACGCATTCATTGCTCCACAGCCATATGCTTCTTGGTTGCTAGATGAGCAGACTTGTTTGTGGAATGCCCCAACACCAATGCCAACAGACGATAAACGGTATCGTTGGGACGAGCCAACAACATCATGGATTGAGGTGACAAATGTCTGAACGCTATCCCGGTGGGATTATCACCAAATCCCCAGCGACTCCTACTGGCCCGTATGAAAACAGTGCCGCGCCCGGTGTTTGGACGCTTGAGCAACAGATGCAGTTTAAACAGCAAGGCATCTGGCCTACCGTTGGGCTGACGCCTAACTTCATTGAGGATGTGTTTTCAACTTATCTGTATACGGGCACAGGTGCGGCACAGGCCATTAATAACGGAATTGCCTTAGTTGCTAATTACGGTGGCAGCGTTAAATTTGATGGCACAGGAGATTATTTAACAGTAGCAAGTAATGCGGCTTTTGGATATGGGACTGGAGATTTTACTATTGAATGTTGGATTAATCCTTCAATAGCCCACAACGGATATGTAATAGATCATGGAACAGCGGGAAATATTGGAACAATTGAATTAGGCGGTACTGGTGGGATTACTTATTACAGACCGTCTACTGCTATACAAACAGGAACTGGTGTAATAGCGGTTGGCTCATGGACTCATGTGGCGGTTGTTCGTTCATCTGGCACTACAACAATATATATAAATGGCGTAAATAGTGCTTCTGGTGCTGACTCTTATAATTATCCAACGCAACGGGTTGTTATTGGTGCTATTTCATTAGATTTTCTTTACAGTTTTAATGGTTATATTTCTAACCTACGAATTGTTAAAGGCACAGCGGTCTACACAGCTAATTTTACGCCGAGCACTACGCCACTAACGGCTATATCCGGCACATCATTACTTACTGGACAAGCTCCTAGTCCTTTAATAGATAATTCTGCTAATGCTTTTACTATTACGGTTGTAAACGCTGTTGCGGACACAAGCTATGGCCCATTTGCTGACGCAGCCACTAGTAAGGGTGGTTTGGTTTGGATTAAATATCGTCAGGGAACTTTTGGTAATGGACATTATTTATATGACACAGTAAGAGGCGCTGGCAAAGTCTTGTTCTCTAATACAACTGATGCGGAAAGTGCGGCTGATAGCAGATTTACATCTTTTAATTCAAATGGTTTTTCATTATCAACCGCAGGTGGAAGTGCTATAAATGCAAGCACATATCCCTACGTCTCATGGACATTCCGAGAGCAAGCTAAGTTTTTTGATATTGTGACGTATACAGGGAATGGAGTTAACAATAGAGCTATTCCGCATAATCTTGGTTCTGCCCCGGGTTGCATGATTGTAAAATCCACCGCTACAGCAGGGCCGTGGATTGTTTATCATCGTAGCCTCCCTACACAAAATATATTGTATTTAAATTTAAATGTTGAAATTGGCACGCCTCTTCCATATTTTCCAACTAACCCTGACGCAAATAATTTTTATGTAGGCGGGAATGGTTATTCAGTTAATGATAGTGGAGAAGCCTACGTTGCCTACCTGTTCGCCCATGACGCAGGTGGCTTTGGCCTGACGGGTACGGACAATGTGATTTCGTGTGGGTCGTTTACTGGTGCTGGTGCTGGCGTGGCTAGGACTGTAACGCTAGGGTATGAGCCTCAATTTCTTTTAGTAAAACGCACAGACGCAACGCAAAATTGGTATATTTTTGACAATATGCGTGGGCTGGTAAATGGAACGGGAGATGCGTATTTATCGCCTAATTTAACAGCCGCGGAAGTTACAGGTCAGCCAAGCAGCGGATGGTTTACTCCTACAGCTACTGGTTTTATATACGGCCCAGATAACTTCATGGGCGACACGGCAAACATCATCTACGTAGCCATCCGCCGTGGCCCGATGAAAGTGCCTACGTTGGGTACGAGTGTGTTTAGCACAAATGTAAGAACTGGTACTGGTTCTGCTGCTAGTATTACAGGAATTGGATTTCCACCAGACGTAATTTTTAACAAGACAACCGCAGCCGCAGAAGATTGGAATTTGTTTGACAAATTGCGAGGTAGAAATAAATTTTTATATCCAAGTTATCCAACAGGAGAGTCTCCCTCATCAAGTGCAACACAAGATTTAGTATCACTTGACCAAGATGGATTTTCCGTTGGAACTGCGGCGTATTCACAAATAAACTATACTAGCAGGGCTGGTGTTAATGAAATAATGCGCCGCGCACCCAGCTTCCTTGATGTGGTTTGCTATACAGGGACAGGAAGCAACACAACATTTGCACACAATCTTGGCGCAGTGCCTCAGTTGATGATTGTGAAAAGCAGAACAGCATCAAACAATTGGGACACTTATTGCTCTGCACTTGCTAATACACAATATCTTGTTTTAAACGACACAGCCGCAGCAGCTACAGGCGCAACAAGATGGAATAGTACAACACCAACATCTTCAGTTTTTAGCGTAGGAACAAGCACCACAACAAATGCTAGTGCAGATACTTTTGTCGCCCATCTCTTTGCAACCTGCGCTGGTGTGTCCAAAGTGGGCTCATACACAGGTACAGGCGCATTACAGACTGTAGCTTGCGGGTTTACTAGCGGATCAAGATTTGTAATGATTAAACGCACTGACTCTACTGGTGATTGGTATGTATGGGATTCTGTTCGTGGTATTACATCAGGTAATGATCCATATGTATTAATGAATACATCAGGCGTAGAAGTTACCGGCACTAATTACGTGGATACCGACACCACCGGCTTTAAAGTTACAGCCGCCGCCCCCGCAGGTTTAAACGCAAACGGCGGCAATTACATCTTCTTGGCAATCGCATAAGGAAAACATCATGCAAATCAGAATCAGAACATCAGGCGCAGTTGTATTTGACAACGAGTTCCGCACCTACGCACAAACGCAGGGAGCCGTTTTTGGTACACCCTTGACCGAGGAATTTATCAACCAATACGGTGGTGACATCGTGTTTGAAGGCCCACAAGCTACAGGCGGTACGGTCTATCAGTACAGCCAACGTGACGGTGTAGAGCAGCTTGACGGCAAGTGGTACACCAAGCACATCCTTGGCCCTGTGTTTACAGATGGCGAAACAACCGCTGCTGAACAGGAAGCTGCGTACAGGGCCATGAAGGACGCAGAGCAAGCCAAGGCTGTTCGTACCTCACGCACCCAACTGCTCAAAGACAGCGACTGGACACAGATTGCCGACAGCACTGCGGATAAGACAGCATGGGCAACATACCGTACTGCCTTGCGTGATGTGCCTGCACAAGCTGGTTTTCCTTGGACAGTTACTTGGCCTGACGCACCATAGGGGCTGTAAATTGACCCGCTCAGCATCCTCTTTGCAGCTAACGCTTGCGTTGCCGCTATTAAACAAGGGTGCAAACTCTATAAAGACGCTAAAACGTCTTTCATGGAGATCAAGAAAACTGTCGATGAGGTTGCTTCAGATGTCAAAGCAGTCAGAGGGTTCTGGGCAAAGCTCTTCGGAACAGCGCCCACCTCAAGCCCCAAGCCTGTGGCGAAAAAGAAGGAAGCCTACGTTGCCGTCAACGAAACCC